CTTAACTGCAAAGAACCAATCCAACTACATTGGAATCGCTCTGACACCTCCACATACTGTGTCGTAGCAGTCGGGTTGCAACCAGTAGGAGTTGATATTGAGTATATGAGAAAACGTCCCTATGAGAAGATCTCCAAGAGATACTTCCATGAATGGGAACACACTGATGATAAAGAGATATTCTATGATCTCTGGACTAGGAAAGAAGCATACACTAAATGGAAGAAAGGGAAGATAGCAAACTACCTGAATCAGAATATCACAAAGGATATGTTATTACTCATAGAACTACCAGACAATATCAAAGGGTATCTCTGTAGGGGTAAATATTAAGAGAACACAAAGAATTTGTTAAAAGCTTTAAGTACCTATTGACTATTTGTGAGGGTTTGAGTATAATATTAATATATAAATTACACCTCCCCTTCTCACAGCAAATGATCACACTAGACGCTAAGTATCACGACTACCTTACCAGTGGTAAGACCTTCGATTTAGATGGATGTAGAGAGCGTGTGACAGGTTATGGATATAACTGTGATGGTACTGGGATAACAGGTTATTATGTCAATACTGAGAATTGGAGATTGAACTATGATCTACAAGAGCGATTTTTAAATAAAGAGGAATTATATGTCAGGTGATTTTCATACCTCACTGGATAGTGATATAAGAGACCTTAGAGAGCGTCTCGCAATACTCGAAAAGAAGGTAAGTCAGTCCAAGTTAATGATGAAGCGACCAGGAGAGGAGACTTACGAGAAGTTGGTCGATGTTGTGTGCGATTTAGATGGTAGGGTGAAGAACTTAGAGGTAGTTACAGAAGAAGATGCGAATTGGTAGAGGTTGTTGAAAAATCGCGAATCACGACCGAGGGGCAAAAAATCCGCCCGTGTATCTCTAAATAGAAATTAAAGAATATGGACGATTTGGAAGGAGAATTTATTATTAAGGTTAATGGAGAATTGATCAGGCATACGAGAGCAAGGGACTTACCTGCTTCGTTTGATCATCTTATTAAGTTTGCCCCTAGTGCTCCTGAACCTCCACATACTGAGGAACAGCATAACGCTATGTCTAAATGGGCAGAGCACTTACAAGAATTGATGACTAGAGAGACGAAATGACAATCTCTGTTTCACCATTTGCTGAACCATGGTCTATACCAGATAGGACTAGACCAACGTTTACGATTAATCAGACAGTAACAGCATCTACTGATGATGCTCTACAGGAGACGATAACGAATGTAACTGCTACAGTAGATGGTACAGAACCAGACCTTGTAATTACACCAGGGACAACCTCGGTGTCGATTACAGGGTCTTTTGCTGATCCCTTTGTGGATTCATTTACGTATGTTGATGAAGGAGAATCAACGAATACGATGACACCTATTACTGTTGTGGGTGCACCTAACCTACCTCCTGATAAGGTCTTCTATGACCTTGACCAAGATATGACTGCATATACTGTTAAGACGTTTACTGTGGTTGTATCCTATGAATTGAATAACTCAGCTCAGACCCCTGAGTCCTTTACCCTTACCATGAAAATAAATAATGAATGGGAGGGTATACGATCCCTTGTTGACAATTATTACGACTAATGACTTATCCAGCTCCTAACAATATACCCCATGATGATTGGTTCGATCCACCACCTAGACCTGAAGAAGAGGTAGCTGCAGCATTTGATTGGGAAGATACAGCACCTAGTGAGTATGAACCACCTGATCCCCCTGAAGAGGAAATAACAATGCATGAGAAGATGTACAGGATTGCTACAGCATATCATAACCCATTTGCTGTTGGTGGATCCGAGAACTGTCACAATGACCTAGAATGTAATATAGGAGGTAGTGAAAATGCCAGCCGTAACTAGAGTAGGAGATGCAGACGTAACCCATTGTTCTGGTATGGTCAGAGCAGAGGGGTCTGGTGATGTCTTCTGTAATGGTATTCCTATCTCTCGTCAGGGTGATGTGAATACTGGACACCTTAAACCAGGTGTTCCCTGTCCATCTCATTCTGCCCCAATAGCAAGTGGTAGTTCTACGGTCTTTGTAAATGGCAAAGGATGTGGTAGAATAGGGGATGCAGTTAGTGGTTGTACATCAGTAGCTGCAGGTTCATCTAACGTATTCGCAGGTTAATTATGGCAACAAGATTCAATACAGGTTTACCTACTATAGAGGCAAAACCAAAGAAAACATTTCAGGGTAGAGGTAAGCATACTAAGTATAGTGCTACATCTGCTAATAAAGCAAAGAAGAGGTATCGTGGCCAAGGCAAATAGAATAGTAAACGGTCAAAGGAACCATAACGTTCCTGTAGACATGTCAGATAACTTCTATGATAATGGATGGGAGGGCTGTAAGTACTTAATTACAGACCCTCGTTCTGATGCATATTTGAATAAAGATAAGAATTATACGTCTAGACATGAATCTACTCCAGAGTATGAAAAGAGTGCTGAAGAAGTAGTCCGTGAAGCAGAGAAGAGATTATTACAAAACCAGTATAAATATAAAGAAGGTTAATAACGGCTAGCTCGTGGCATTAATATCGAAGTCATTTCGGGACTTCAGTTTGACTTTTGAAAAGAACGTAGTGACTAATGACATATTAGCACTGAACAATGAAGCAGCCATTAAAGAATCAGTTAAGAATATTGTATTCTATAACTTCTATGAGAAAGCATTCGATCCAGCATTTGGTGGTAATGTAGTTGGTTTATTATTTGACAATTATACACCTAATGATGCTGCTAAAATTAAAAGGAGATTGAGGGAAGCGATTGACACTCATGAACCTAGAGTAGCGGTATATGAGGTTAAAACAAAATGGACTGAAGATCGCAACCAGCTAGATGTGAGTATTGGATATGTTATTATGGGTTTACCACCAACATTTGATTCTATTGAAATAGCATTTAAACCATAATGGCATTTAATCAAGTTAATGCCCTTGAATTTAACGAAATCAAGGCACAAATTAAAGATTACCTAAGAGCACAAGAGCAATTCTCTGATTATGACTTTGAGGGATCGTCTTTGACGGTGCTTTTAGATATTCTTGCATATAATACCTACTATACAGCAGTTAATGCGAACCTTGCAGTTAATGAAGGGTTCCTTGAGACTGCTGTTTTGCGTGAAAACGTTGTTAAACTTGCTAGAATGATTGGATACACTCCAAAATCAGCAAGATCAGCACAATGTGTAGTAGATGTTACAGTTCAGACCGTAGTTCCATATCCAAAAACTGTTACAATTAATAAAGGACTAGTTTTAAACTTTACAGGATTAGATAATAACAACTTTGTATTCTCACTTGCGACAGATACGACACAGAGTGTTGACAGTACAAGTGGAATTGCAACATTTACAGGTGTTACATTATTTGAAGGTGTGTTTCTTAAGGACACATTTGTTAAAGATATAAACCAGAGACAAAGATTCATCCTTACAAATAAGAATGCAGATACAACTTCTATGAGAGTTGAGGTCACTTCTGGAACTGTCACAGAAAGATACCTACAAGCAACAGATATTACAAAGATTGATTCTACTTCTAAGGTATTTTTCTTAGAAGAATCTGAGTATGAGATCCCAGAAATTCTATTTGGTGACGGAAAAGTAGGAAAAGATCTAGCAAATGGTGATGTTGTTACTGTTCAGTATTCTACATCAAGTGGAACTGGTGCAAATGGTCTAAAAGTATTCGAGAATATTGGTACATTTAGAGATAATTTAGGAAATACAATCACTTCTGGCATTACTGTTACTGCTACTACCTTCCCAGATGGAGGTGCTCAGGCAGAAACTACAGAATCTATTAAATTTGCTGCTCCTAAATTCTATTCTGCATTTGGTAGAGCAGTTTCTACTAGAGATTATGAAGCAATTATACCACAAATTTATCCAAATGTCGGATCCATCTCCTGTTATGGCGGTGAAGAGGCAGAACCACCCGAATATGGCAAAGTATTTTTGGCAATTAAACCAAAAAATGCGGATAAATTAAGTCTTTCGGAAAAAAATGTGATATTAAAGAAGCTCAGAGATTATTCTGTTGCAGCAATTCAGCCTTCAATCATTGATCCATCCATATTATACGTCGATATTGATACTTTTGCATACTTTAATCCAAATATTACACGGAAAGAAGCGACAGAAGTTAAAAATTCTGTACTTGTAGCACTTCAAGTCTTAAATAGTAGCGGTGAATTTAATAAATTTGGCGGAAAATTCAAATATTCCAAGCTCCAAAGTATAATTGACACTGCAGATGGTTCAATTACGTCCAATATCACTCGTCTCAAGATGAGAAAGAACGTAACAGTGGATCTTGGTGCACGTGTGAACTACAAAATTTGCTATGGTAACCGTATTAAGCAAGGTACAAGTGCAAAACCTACAGTTTCAAGTAGCGGATTCAAGATTATTGGAGATGAATTCAACACCTATTACCTAAATGATGATGGTAATGGACTGTTGAGAAAATATTATATCAAAGGAACTGGTGAATATGAGTATGTTGATGGTTTATGGGGTACTGTAGATTACAGTATGGGTGAAATTGTTGTTAATGATTTGATTATTTCGTCAACAAGTGTTGCGGATAATCAATTACAGATCTCTGCTTCTCCAGAATCTAATGATTTGATATCATTGAGAGAAACCTATTTGACAATAGGTATAGATAATACGACTGTAAGTGTTTTAGAAGACACTATCAGTAGCGGTTCAAACCTTTCTGGTACGGGAGTTGTACCAGAGTCAAGCTATAGTTAGTTAACAGATGACAAATTCTTCCTGGAAGGTTAGTTCGTGGACTACACCAACCACAACGGTTACTGTTCCTCCAGTACCGTCTGAGGTTAGTCCCGAATCCAAATCACAGATATCCCTCAGTGTTGCGGGACAATTTGCGTCGTTTGTACAGGATAATTACCCAACATTCATTTCATTTGTAAAATCATACTATAAATCACAAGAATTAAAGGGATATTGTTTTGATGTAATTCAAAACTTAACAGATTATTATAATATTGACAATTACGGTGGTTTAGTTACTGAAACTAAGCTAATTTCTGCGTTAACAACCTCTTCTACAGCAGTTGACGTTGAATCTACTCGTGATTTTCCAAATGAAGGTCTTTTATTGGTCAATGATGAGATCATTTACTATGAAAAGAAGGGACAAACACTATTTCAGGATTGTGCAAGGGGATTTAATGCTGTAAAAGCAGTTGGAGAGGTTGGAACATACAAATTTGAGCAAACTACAGCTGCAAATCATGCTCTTGGTGACACAGTTGTCAATTTAAACAATATTTTCCCACTTTATGTTCTTGGAAAGTTCAAAGAACAGTTTTTATCGACTTATCCGAAGAATTTTGCGGATGGAGTTACGGAATCAACCGTAATTAAGCGAATTAAGGACTTCTATTCTTCAAAAGGGTCTACAAGGTCTTTCCAGTTCGTTTTAAGAACACTATTTGGCGTAGAATCGGAAGTTAACTACCCAAGAGACAGAATATTCAAACCATCAGACGCATATTACACTTCTAGAGAGGTAATTCGTGCGGTAGCGGTTAGCGGAAACCCTATTGACCTTGTAGGACAAGTATTATACCAAGAAAACGATGCAAACGACCCAAATGTCGCTGCAGCACGTATTTACGTTAAAGGTGTAGTAGAAGTATTCAC